GAAATCTTGATGGAGGCGCCATGACACAATCCTTTCGCTGTTTCGAGGGCAAAGCCCAGCCGGGCGAGCCGTTCTGGACCTTCCGGGCAGTCGAGGAGACCGGCGGGGAGGCTGAAGTGGAATTCTTCGGCATCATCTCCGAATGGTCGTGGCTGGACGATGATATCTCGCCCAAAAAATTCAAAGACGAACTGATGCGCATGGGAAACGGCGGCCCGGTGACGGTGCGGATCGATTCGCCGGGCGGGGACCCGATTGCGGCTTCAGCGATTGCGTCCATCATCGCCGGGTATCCCGGCCAGGTGACGGCGCAGATCGAAGGTCAGGCTTCCAGCAGCGCGGTGGTGGTGGCGCTGGCGGCCAGCCGGGTGCGCATCATGGACTCGGCGTATATGATGATTCATGACCCCAAAGTCAACGTCTTTATGGCTGCGTTAGACGTGGAAACCATGAAATCTTTAATCGCCGCCCTGGAGTCAGTGAAGGCCGGAATGGTGCAATCTTATGCAGCGCGCACCGGGCAGGATACGGAGAAGGTGGCGAAGATGATGACCGCCACGACGTGGATGAGCGCCCAGGAAGCCATAGACCTGCATTTTGCCGACGAAATCGTGCCGGCCAAGCAGAAAAAGCGGGCGCGTCAATTCGAGAGCCTGCTGAAGACCTACGAGCACGTCCCCGCCGCGTTGTTGAACATGGCGGATGACCAGCCTGACGAAGGAAGCCAGGCCGCGCCAGGCGGCGCGGAAGGCGAGCCAGCCGAGCCGGGAACGCAGGAGCGCCCCGATCCACTGGCAGGATTGCGCCAGGCGATTGCCAGCAAGAAAGATTTTCCAGTACAAGGAGAAACCATGTACATCCGTGAACTGATCGCCCAGCGCGCGGCGCTGGTAGCCGAGGCCGAGGCGCTGATTGCCAAAGCCGACGGCGAAAGCCGCGACCTAACCGCCGAGGAGCGCGCCCGGTTCGAGGCCCTTTTGGGCGCAGGCGATACCCCCGGCGAGATCGCCGCGCTCGATGCGCGCATCGAAGCAATCGAAGCCGACCGCGCCAAACTGCGCGCGGCCGCCGAGAAGAAATTCTCGGCCCAGGCCCCCGTCAAGCCCGAACCGCCCGCTCCTGGCAAGATCATGAAGCGCGGCGAGTTCGAAGCGCTTTCCGTTGCCGAACAGGCCGCCTTCATGCGCGGCGGCGGCAAACTCGAGGACTAAAGGAGAGCCACAATGTCCAATACCCTTACCAATCTAATCCCCGACGCCTATGCCGCGCTAGACGTGGTCTCGCGCGAGCTCGTCGGGTTCATTCCTGCGGTGGCGCGTGACCCGCGCGCCGACCGCGTGGCCGTGGGGCAGACGCTGCGCGTCTTCCAGACCCCGGCCAACACGGCCGGGCGCGATATCACCCCGGCCATGTCGCTGCCGACGGCAGCCTACCAAACCATCGCCAACAAAGACGTGACCATCAGCAAGAGCCGCCAGTTCCCCTTCTCATGGACCGGCGAAGAGGCTTATGCGATGGACCGCGGCCCCGGCTTCCTGACCATCCGCCAGGACCAGATCGCCCAGGCGATCCGCGCGGCGCTCAACGAGATCGAGTCTGACCTGGCCGAAGCGGCCTATAAGGGCGCTTCCCGCGCCTATGGGACGGCTGGCACCACGCCGTTTCAGACAGCCGGCGACTATTCGGATTCCGCCCAGACCAGGAAAATCCTGGACGATAATGGCGCGCCGCCGAGCGACCGACACCTGGTGCTCAACACTTCCGCGGGCGCAACTATCCGCGGCAAGCAGGGACAGGTACACATGATCGGCGACGCGTCCCTTGCCCGCCAGGGCGTGCTATTGGATCAATCGGCTTTCGCCATCCGCGAGAGCGCCCAGGTGCCGACCGTGACCAAAGGCACCGGCGCGGGCTACCTGGTGGACCTGGTCGCCGGGTACGCCATCGGCGATACCGCCATCCATGTGGACACCGGCACAGGCACGATCCTGGCCGGCGACGTGGTTACTTTTGCAGGCGATGCCAACAAATATGTAGTCGCCACCGGCTTCGCTGGCGACGGCGACGGCGACATCGCGCTGGCAGCCCCGGGGCTGCGCCAAACACTTGCGAACAATGTTGCCATGACCATCGGCAACGACTTCGCCGCCAACGTCGGCTTCCTGCGCAATGCCATCCTGCTGGCCACCCGCCTGCCGGAAGTGCCCCCGGAGGGCGACATGGCCAAGGATCGCGTGACCATCGTTGATCCGGCGACCGGCATCGCTTTCGATTTCGCGGTCTATCCCGGCGACCACATGAATACCTACGTGGTCGAAGCCGCCTGGGGCGTGCGGGCGATCAAGCCCGAGCATATCGCCATCCTGCTCGGATAGGAGGAACTATGGCTGAGTTGATCGTCGTCGAGAAAGACGGTGGGCGGATGAATGCGCCGCCTGCCAAGCTCCAGGAGTACCTGGAGGCGGGCTGGAAAGAAGCGGCGCGCGCGCCGATGACCGGCGACGCCGCCCCAGCCAAGAACAAGCCGACGGGCAAAGGCAAACAGGACGCCGCCCCGGAGGCTGAAGAATAAACCCGGTCCAGGGGCGGGATGGTCCGTCCCCGTCCTGCCCCTGCTGGCCCCCGCCCCCCTGCGCCTGACCCCCTGTTGGCTTCGCCCGCGTCCCCCCGAATGCTGCGCATTCAGGGGGACTGGAGAGAAGATGACCTTACGCCTGATTACCGCCCCGACTGTCGAGCCCGTTTCCACCGCAACGGCCAAAGCGTTTTTACGCGTGGACGGCACGGACGACGACGCGTTGATCGAGTCGTTGATCAAGGCGGCGCGGGAGAAGGGAGAGGGATTGGCGCGGCGGGCGTTCATCACACAGGAGCTCGAGCAGATCTTCGACGACTGGCCGACCAGCAAGCAACTCAAACTCTGGCGGCCGCCGCTGCAGAGCGTCACGTCAGTGAAATACCGGGACGGCGACAACGTGGAGCATACCTGGACGGACTACGTGGTGGACACTCGCAGCGAGCCGGGTGTGGTCATTTTCGACAGTTATCCATCCGACGGGCTGCTGGAGTCAGGCGCGATCACGGTGCGGTTCACGGCCGGGTATGGCGATGCAGCCGATAACGTCCCGGAGGCGATCAAGCAGGCCATATTGCTGCTGGTTGCGTACTGGTACGAGACGCGCGACCTGGGCGGCGCGCCGAGGGATATCCAGGCCATGTTCGTTGGTGAAAGAGTGGTGTGGTTCTGATGCACCCCACCCCTATCCCCGGCGGCCCCCCTGCGGGCTTCGCCCGCGTCCCCCCAAATCCTACGGATTTAGGGGGACAGGAGATGAGATGAGCGAATATTCGGTGAAACTTTCCGACATGCGCACACGGATCACGTTCCAGGAGCCGACCATTACGGCGGACGCGGGCGGCGCCCAGGCGACATCCTGGGCGGACATTGAGACCAACCCGACCGTTTGGGCGCGCTGGGCGAATGCGCATGGGCAGGAGGTGGTCAATTCGGAGTCGCTGCAATCCAGCCAGCGGGCAGCCGTCACCATCCGCTATCGCTCGGATGTACTGTCCACCTGGCGGGTGGTGAAGGACGGCGAGGCGTGGCAGATTTTGTCGGTGGATCCCGTGCAGGACCGCAATGAATGGATCGAGCTGGTGGTCGAGCGCGTGAAAGGCACGGTGTAGGATGCCGGCGCGGGCGAGTTTCAACCTGAACGGCCTAGATAAATACTTGGAGGCCATTGTGTCAGCCGGGCAAGATGTTGACCGGGTTGTGCAGAACGTCCTGACGACTTACGTGACCCCTGCCGAGAACGAGATGCGCGATCAGCTCAGGCGGACCAGTGAAACCTGGACCGGTGGGGCTGAGAAGACTCTCTTTGTAAAGGATGTCCAGCAGGAAGGCAATTATAGTTTCATCGAGATGGGCGCCGATGTCTCGAAAGATCCCGCGGCGCTCTATAAAGAATTCGGCACCGCCCGCCAGGCTGCTGAACCGTTCCTGCGCCCAACGATGGTTTTCTTCCGCCGGCAGATGAAAGCCATGCTCAAAAAGGTTGTGGAACAGATGGGATTGAGCGCATGACAACCATCTTCGAGCGGGTCGAGACGGCCTTAGACACTCTTTCTCCGGCTGTACCCCATGCGATGAGCCGTTATCTGACCGCCAACAATGCCGACCTGCCGGACACGTTCATCGTTTACCAGTTGATCGGCGGCGCGCCCGAACAACACGCCGACGACGCCGAGACCCAGCGTACTTACCGGGTGCAGGTCTCGATCTACGCCCGGGAGGGGCTGGTTGCGCTGCCGGACGTGGATGCGGCCATGACCGCGGCTGGATTTACCGAAGGTCCCGAACGCCAGTTACCGTTCGACGAGAAGACACGTCATTTTGGGCTGGCGAAGGATTATTTCTATCTAGAGTAGATGGGCGCAACACCCTTCGACTTTGCTCAGGGCAAGCATTGCGCCCCTACGGAGGTGTATATGAAAATTCGCATGAAGGCGCTGCTGGTTCGCAAGTCCGGCATCCTACAGATCGGGCAGGAAGTGGATCTGCCCGAATGGGAGGCTCAGGAGTTGATCCAAAGGGGTCAGGCGGAGCCAGTTTCGGAGCAAGCGCAGGCGGAAGAACCGGCCGCCATGAATACCT